TTCACGAATTGCGTTGCTAGCAACCGCTATTTTCCACCCATCTGCTTTTAGGGTTTGCATGATGTCTATGGCGTTTGCATTTCTGGGCAATAAGCTCAGTATCTCAATCGTTGACTTTTGTTTGTTTTCCCACACTTCTGAATGGGAATCTTTTGGAAGCCCTTTCATGGAGCTAAGCATTTCTAGCTTCTTTGTGGTTCCGAGTCCATCAAAAGTAGACAGATGTTCATTACGTGAAATAACAAATTCTTCCCCAACTAGAGACAGGGCTTGGTTTAACGATTCGTAATGAACATCACGGGAATCTATTAGAACTCCGTCCAGGTCAAATATAATCAGTTTCTGACTTTTCATTGAGGCTCCGGACCGGCATGCCTATGCCACTTATTGTGTCTGACAACGCTTCCGCCATTACATTTCATGAGGAACTTGTTGCGTACTCTCATGGACCATTCAACATCTTCTTCTTCGTTCCAACCTCGAGATTCATCAAGAGGCTCTTGTTGCAGAACGTGTTTCTTAACTATAAAAAATCCGCCAGAGATGTACATGTACTGAGTTTGAGACCAGTCGTCATAATCGAGAGACCATGCCCTGCCGTGGTCTGGCTTGTCCCAAAGTGACCAATCCATTGGGTTTCTGGCTCCAGTAATCAAATACTGAGGACATGAACATATTTCCCAATCCAAACCAAAAGATTTAAAATTTATATACCAGTCTTTATCAAAAACGTGATAGTCGTGCATTAAAACGATATTGTCGTACTTTGCTTCGTTAGCAAGAATGTTCTTTTTTCTGGTTATCCATCTAGGTTTTTGTGATTCGTCAAAATCAACAATCCTTACGTTTTCGTTAGAATTAATAAATTCGGTGCTATCTCCACCAATAAGGAGAATTTCATATTCAGGAATAGACAAATTTCTTATTGAATCAATTATCTCAGCAAGTCTTTGATTATCTTCGAATCCTGTGACTATTCCAAAAGTCCACTGAATATCATTCATGACTAAAGGTTTTCCTTGATGAATTTCATTGTGGCATCCCAGTCGTCGCCGCGGGCATCCATTGAAAAAGGTTTTAGGTTTATGTAATTCTCTTGTATTTCATCTTGGCGTTTATGAAAATCCAGCAGCTCATCTAGGTGATACGTCCACTCTTTTGCGTTTTTTGCAATTCTTCCAACGCCAGCATCAGCCAAGTATTGGTATTCCGGAGAGTACGAAGAAACGAAAGGAATGCCTGCAGCAGCGTATTCCAAACCTTTTATAAAAGATTTAGCATGGTTAAATTCAATATTATTTAGAGGTATTATTCCAACATCAATGGGTTTAAGGATTTCTGGATACGACAATATTGATGCCATGTAGGTTTTGCTTGCTCTTTTTTCGTCTACCTTAAGAAGTTCGTGAGCCAGTGGAGCAGTTTCGCTGTGGCCTGAATGATGAAACAAGACATCTCTGGTTTCTAGGTACTTTCCGAAAAAATTATTCAGTTGCTCCAGGTCGTTGGAACGCCAGTGAGTTGCGCCAACCCAACCGATTTTTGTTTTTCTTGTCGTATTAGGCTGTTTTCTCGTCCATCTATCTATATCAATACCGTTGCGAACCAAGAAAACATTGTCTCTGATTTTTCCGTAATACTCAAACAAGAACGGAGTTGACGTAATTACAGCATCAGCAGCCAGGATAATTTGAGCATAAAGCTCTCTGTTTGAGTCAGGATTTTCTTTTGGGTCAGTTGCTTTGAAGGCGCGGTTCGCTTCTGACAAGCCGTCAAACCAGTCATCCACGTCTACGATAATTTTCTGCCCTAAAGCCTGCGCTTTCGGAATCGACTCAAGAACTTCTTTTTGCATTAAAAGCTTAAGAACTATGATGTCCCAGCCATGGACTGCCCTGTCCCCTTCGACAAGCATTCCGAATCCCTGAGTATTGTTAAATCCTGGAAAACCTACTGCCGAGAACCATCCACGCTTATTGAGCTCGTCTGAAGGGAGCTTGCATCTGTACCAAGCACATCCGTTCGGTTCTAAGGGGTCTGTTCCCCATGCCCAGTCGTGAGTCAGAAAAGCAATTGTTGGTTTTTGTGGTTTTTTCATGACGAAAGAAACCTTATTACAAACATTAAGCCTTTTTGGCAATTCTTTAAATAAAAATACCACCGAGGCGCGCAATACTTGGGGTCAAAATGAGGGATAATAACATACAATCAATTAGTAAGCGCGTTTATTTTTGGAGGACTGTTACAAATGTTGGCTGGTAATTATAATATGACTTGTCAACAGGGCTCAACTTTTACGCGCTTAATCGAAATTGAACAGCCAGATGTCGAGGCCGACCCTACTGGAAACACATTCGAACCCTTCTCGCTAGCTGGGTATTCGGCAAGAATGCAAGTTAGAAGAACTATTGACTCTTCTACTTTTCTACTGAGCCTTACGACCCAAAACGGAGCCTTGGTGATAAATCCTTCACCAGGAGACGTAAACAAGATTTCAATTAACATCTCAGCCGCCACAACAGCATCCGTCACCACCAGTGGCGTTTATGACCTTGAAATAATATCAACAACCAATATCGTCTCTCGCGTCCTTCAAGGGGTGTTTAACTTGAGTCCTGAGGTAACTAGGTGAGCAACGTCCCCAACAATGTCATAGTAAATGAGGACACGGCAAATAAGGTTGTTGTCAACCAGGATGCGCCGAATCAGGTTGTTGTAAGGCTCTCTGCAAGCGCTGGAAATACGAGAAGATATGAATTTGTTCAGCAAGCAGCATCGGCGACTTGGGTCATAACCCACACGCTTGGAGGCAAACCTTCGGTAACCATCGTGGACTCTGCAGATACGCATGTATTTGGTGAGGTACAATACAATAGTAATACTCAGGTTACGGTGACGTTCTCTGTGGCATTCTCTGGAAAAGCATATCTCACATAGGGTAGAGGAAAAATGGCACAAAAATTTTTAACAAATATTGACCTTAATCGCAATCAGCTCGTTAATGCCAGTTTTGAGGTTCTCGGAACCGACCCATCAACCGACCTTTTTGATGGTCGAATGTACTTCAATAGCGCCGATGGTGTTATTAAAATCTACGATTCAACCGCTGCCGCGTGGCGAAAGGTTGTTGCCGGAATTGGCGGTGCCGCTGGTGTAGTTTCTGGTGGAGCGCAAGCCTATTCGCTGACCATTGTTGAATCCAATGGTCAAATCACCATTACTCCAAACCTTGCAACTTCTGCAAGCGCTGGATTAATGACTGCAGCTGATTTTACAAAATTAGGCAATGCCACATCTGAAGCAACTGCAGACAGACTTGTTATTCGTGACGGAAACGGTCAGGCAAAGTTTAGTGCACCAACAGACGATAATCATGCTGCCACTAAAGCCTATGTAGATGCAGCCCGTTCGGGTCTTGACGTCAAGCAGTCAGTAAGAGCAGCCACTACTACTGCCGTACTTCTCGCTTCAGGTTTAGAAAACGGCGACACAATTGACGGCGTAACTCTTGTTACTGGTGACCGTGTTCTTGTAAAGAATCAAAGTACGGCTTCCGAAAACGGCATCTATGTTGTTCAGGTCTCGGGTGCTGCGGTTCGCGCAACAGACTTTGATGGAGCTGGTGAAGTGTCCGGTGGGGCCTTCACGTTCGTTGAAGAAGGTACCGTAAACGCAGACTCTGGTTTCGTAGTTTCAAGCAACGGACCAATCACTGTGGGCACAGACGCCATAAACTGGGTTCAGTTTTCTGGTGCTGGCTCGTTTGTTGCCGGAGATGGTCTGACCAAAAATGGAACAACGATTAATGCTGTAGGAACAGCCGGTCGTATCTCTGTTTCTTCAGACGCTATCGATATTGATTCTGGTTATATTGGTCAAAACACAATCACAACCCTTGGAACAATCACTACTGGTACTTGGGCAGCCACAGATGTTGCTGTAGAACATGGTGGTACCAATGCTTCAACTGCAGCCACCGCTCGTCAAAACCTTGGTATTGAAACCCCAGGTGCCGCGGAATCGGCAACCACCTCGACACCCGTATTGGCCCGTATTGCTAAACAGGGATGTGCTGCAGATTCAGTTGGAACTTCAACTACTGTAGTCAAGCATAACTTCAGCAACGTTAATGTGATTGTGCAAATTTTCCAAGAGTCAACCGGAGAAATAGTTATCGGTGACGTTACTGCAAGAACGGCAGACGCAATCACTGTAGTTCTGTTGGGAACAATTACAGCAAACCAATACACAATCGTAGTAACAGGATAGGAAATTATGAAAATTACAGCAGAACAAAAAGCAATGGCAGCATCGTACGCAAGAAGCGTCCTTGGTGCAGCAGTGGCAGTTTACGCTTCAACAGGAGACGTCAAGATGGCAGCAAATGCTCTCTGGGCAGCTGGCCTCCCTGTTATCATGCGTTACCTGAATCCAAACGACAAAGCATTCGGCAAGAAAGCTTAATGCTTGGCCCTGAGGGGCATTAACAAGAGAAACGACTGAGGTCATGGCTCAAAAATTTATAACCCCTATCGCCATTAGGAACTTAACTTCTGCTGGCTCCGATGGGTTGACAATTTTTGTAGACGGTGACACTTTTGCAAGACTCCAAATTCAAGGTGGCGGTCGTCTTGTCTGGGGCGACGGAGCGGTCGGCGGAGACGTAAACCTCTACCGTGACGCAGCAAACGTCCTTAAAACAGACGACACCTTCAAGGTTCCCACTCTCTTTATTGATGGAATTGAAGTGGATACTTCTGGTGCGGCAACTGACCAAGTGCTTAAATTCAATGGGACAAAGTTCCTTCCTGGTACATCATCAACAGTTGCTTCTCTTGATGACCTAACGGACGTAACAATAACAAGCGTTGCCACCAATCAGGTTCTGCAATGGAATGGTACTGCGTGGGTTAACTCCAATGCCGCGGGTGGGGCAACAATCTCCGACACTGCTCCAAGTTCTCCTTCTGCTGGTCAAATTTGGTTTGAGTCAGACACGGGTAAGACTTTTATTTACTACGATTCATCGTGGGTTGAAGTCGGAACACAACCACTTGGGCCAAGCGGACCAACTGGTCCAACAGGATTAACTGGCGCGACTGGTCCAACAGGATTAACAGGCGCAACTGGTCCGACTGGTCCAACCGGAGTTGCCGCAACAGTTTCCGTAGGAATAACTACTAGTGGAGCAACGGGTGTTGTTACAAACAGTGGAACTTCCGGCGCTGCAGTACTTGACTTCGTACTCCCAATCGGTGCGACTGGTGCGATGGGCGCAACTGGTCCAGTCGGTCCAGAAGGCCCCACTGGTATTACGGGTCCGACAGGTCCGACAGGAGTCGTTGGTCCTACTGGTATTACTGGTCCGACAGGTGTTGGTGCAACCGGATTAACTGGTCCTACCGGTCCTACTGGTTTGACCGGAGCAACCGGCACTGCTGCAACTGTCGCTGTTGGCACAACTACCGGTGGCGCTACTGGTTCTGTCGTAAATAGCGGAACATCTGCTGCTGCAATTTTAGACTTTGTGGTTCCGATTGGAGCAACTGGAGCAACAGGTTTAACCGGCCCTACTGGAGTTACGGGTGCAACTGGAGTTACCGGACCAACTGGTGTTACTGGACCAACTGGTATCGGTGCGACGGGAGCAACTGGGCCCACGGGTCTAACCGGCGCAACGGGTCCTGCTGGAGCACAAAACGCTCACGCAACCGTAAAAACCATTATAGACACAATGGGTGCAAGTACTTATTTTGCTGGAACCGCCGACCAAAGCGAAGGCTACGGTATTGGTGCTTACATTGAAGCAAATGCCAATGGTGCTATTTCTGCAGTTGGTGGAGCAACGATTACGGTTGGTAACCGTGTTCTTTTCTCAGGACGAACAAACCCTATTGAAAATGGTATTTACACCGTAACAAGTCTTGGCTCTGCTGGTTCTAAATATAAGTTCACTCGCGCAACAGACTTTGATAACAGTGTTGCTGGC